TTTTACGGTGAATAATCTCGGTGCTGAGAACTTCGATGTCTCCGCGTTCAATCATCGAACCAAAATATGCAGAGCTTTCCATACGTGCTTTGGTGTAAGCAAAAATGGTATCTTTGGCCTGCTGTTCGTTCGTAGCGATGGATAGAACGAATACAGGGTCTCCAGGCAAAAGACCCAGCTCTTGGCCTGGATCATCCATTTTTGTAAGTCTGTAAAACTCGTAAGAGGACATTGCGCCCGTCAGCGAGGAGTTGTGAGATACAACACCTCCGGATACGTATTCTTGAACTTCTGGAACTGAAAAATCGTAAAGATGCTCTTCTGTTTCCCAAAGCTCTTCAACTTGATCAAACAGCAGATTTTGCTCCAGAAGGCTTTCTAAGAATGCTACATCTTTTTCACAGCCGGGCACGGCAGAAAAATACTCAATAATTTCTGGCAGTTTGTCATACGTGATTCCAGACCATCCATTTGGATCATCTCTTCTAAGCGTACCGCCACACTGACGTCTTATTTTGTTCCACAGCTCAACACGACCTGAGCCTCGCTTGGTCATGCCTTCTTTGAGCTTCATTGCTCGGAGCATGCCGTGAAGATAAGGAATTTTATCGGTAGTATCGACTGTAATCTCGGGAGCTTCTTTTAAAACATCCTGCTTACGAGAAAGCCCAAACCCTATCTCAGTAAAAAACTTTCTTGCGTGCTTGCCATAAATACTGATCGTTGAGTAGGTGTTTAAACTACCGTCTTGTTTTTTGTAGTTACCTTGACGATTTGCTCGAGTAGACTTGATTCCAAAACCAAGAAGAAGCACATGAATTTCTTCTACAAGCTTTTTAGACGCAGAAGCAAAGCCAACAACAAGTCTCTTTTTACTGCCATATTTGCCTTTAGAAACAGAGCAGGTAGCAAATCCATCTGTGTCAAACAAACCACGAAGGAAATGCTTTACAGACTCCTTTGAGGACATCCTAATAATAGGTGGAACACTTTTATGGTAAGCTGTGCAATAATCTAAACCAAGGTACTCAAGAAGATCACGTATAGGTTTCCTTGATATCTTAACTTGATATGTAATATCTGATGATGTGCTTTTTGCTATTTGTGGTGTAACACCAAATAGCTTTTCACTCAAGTATACAAAGTCATTAAGTAGCTCTAAATCAGCAGTAGTAAATCCAATAGATCCACTACTAGAATCACTATAGCAACCATCCCCAACAAGATAGCCCATAAACCTTGTAAGTTCTGGAGTTATTTTACTTGGTAGCAAACATTCCTTTGTGTTTAATCTCTGTAGGGTAAATTCAAATTCCTTATCTACCCCAAAATCTACAGGTTTTTTATCTATACATAAAAAGTCATCTTTAATTATATCAGGTAATTTTTTCCACTCAAACTTACCTTCTTTGTTAAACGTAAGTACAGGGTGCGTTGGAGCGCCCCCAACTTCATACCCGCTTTTTGTTCTGACATTCAGAGTTTTTTGTTTTATCCTTGAAATACCGTAATTAACTTTCTTCATTCCAAATCTGGTTTGAATATAAGTATTATCAAAAGCAACTGTGATGTCTTCATTTACGTTTGCAGGTAGTAATTCGCTAATGTAACGGTACCCATCACCCTTAACCAAAATTAAACAATTTCTTAAAGTTTTTGATGATCCCATTCCGGATTCTAAGCTAAGGTTTTTATAGCGTTGTCCGGGCACCCAGAGAGCTTTTTTTTCATCAAGCCACTTATCCATGATGGCGGCTTCATCAAACTCTGTGTCGTCGCTTACGCGCCATTTCTTGAGCTTCTCGCCACGCGTAGGGTCATCAGGAGAAATACATTCTCCCCACAAGCCTTTACTGAAAGGAATGCCATAAAAAGCTTTCATGATGACACGCTGAGCAGGGAACAGGTACAAGCCAAGAATTTCCTTGGCGTACTCAACCGGCGACAACATGGAGTTGTCGTTTTGCATGGCTTCAGAAATGATCTGGTCTAGTAGTCCATCAAAGCCGCGGTCTTTTTTATCTCTTGCCATGTAGGTTTCCTAGTCTTTTTTAATGATCTGAATGTTTTTAAATTTACTATCTATGTCAACATAAGAAACATATAATATATTCCACTTTGGAAGCTTTAAAAAATAATCATATTCAGGAAAAGTAACTCCAAAAACATTAGTGTGAAGATTTACGGTAAACAAATGACAAAAATCCGAATTGTGTACTTTAAAAGGGCCAACAATTCTTGGTAATTCTACTCCACCTAAAACTTCTTTAGAGTCAACAAAAACACTTACATCTGGATGTATAAGAATTTTTCTTAAAATTTCAGAAGGTATTTCTTCTTTTATTGAAGCTATACCCCTAACCCCATTAAGTATTTTATTTATTGAATCTTCATATTTTTCGTTTAAACTAAACCCACTACCAGTAATTTGCATTTTTACCTTACCTTAGTTAGAACCAAAAGTGCCCGTAATTGGTGCTGTAAAGGTAGGATCATCTTTAAGAGAAGTAGGCCTGCTTGGAAGATCAGATCTTCTACTGTTTGTAGTTGCTGTTTCAGAAAAAGTTCCTCCGACGAAAGCCCCAACAAGATTGTTAGGTGTGAGCGGAGCCACTATGGATCTTTCAGGAGATTCTCTGTTAACTTGAGATAAAGGATCTACCCTATCTGAAGGGATTTCCTGCTCCGGAAGAGCAGGGCCTACCGCACTAAAAGGTGACGTTACACTTATTGATCTTCCAGCTTCCTCTGTGTAAACTCTTTCAATAGCTGGAGAAAAAGCAATAGAACCGCCCGTTAAGGTAAAATTAGTAACTTTGTCATCAAACCCGTGATTAGTTACCCTGAATACAATCTTATACCAAACTCTATCGTCTCTTTGAATAAATCTTTCAAACCCTATAATGTAACCATCTACAGATAAATCAATACCGTCGTTTATTTCTCCAGATTCTTCAGAGTTTACATGCTGTCTTAAAGCTTTAATTCTTTCGTTAGATAAAGATTTTGACTTAAACGTTAGCGTAAAAACAGATCCGCTAAGTTGTAATTTTCTCACTATAGACGATTCTTGGTACGCTCTAAAATTTTGGTTTGTCATATCAAGAGATTTGTAAAGCCCTGCCGGAACATAATTACCAGCAGAATCTTGTAAAGTTGTTTCTCCTAACAACGGGTTTGTTTCGTAAACGCCTCTTGCTATTTCAGATCTGTAGTCAATATAAGGATCTACAACAAACTCATCAGACGTTGTGTAACCCTCAGGGTATTCACCAATAAAACATCCTACAAACTCTATTATTTCGTCGTTTATCCCCATCGTCTGATATATGGGAAAAGAGCCTGGGATATTTATTTTTGCTATGTTTATTGATGATTTAAAGGATAATCCGTGACCAACGTCAGGAGCTTGCATACCCTGAGCGCCGTTTACAGACTTTACAGCAGGGAACATTTCAAAATAATACTTAACTTTAGTTCCTGACGGTAACCTTGTTGAAAGACTAAATTCCGTGTCTAAAACATATGTACCAGAGTCTTTTCCAATAGCGTAAGAATTTATAGGAGATTTACCTGCTGATCCAGCTGTTGTCAAAGCAATAGATTGAGCATCAATTTGTTCTTGAGATGGAACTACGTTTGCTCTTTCCCTATCAATCTGTTGAGAAACTGCTGCAAAGGCTCTTTCAGTTGCTTGAATATGAGCACTTGCAATTTCTATAGGCAAATTAGGTACTCGGATAGATCCACTTACAGGTGCGTTTTCTGGAACTGGTACCCAATCTCCAAGAGAATTATCAGCCATTTTAGTACCTAAGATTTCTTAGCGTTTGGATCCCACTTTATGTATTTTACACCCTGAGCTGCAAACTTTAACAATACATCTAGTGGAGGCATTCTATTCTTTCCTTCTCCAACTTTTGTATCTTTTGCCGTTACTACCTGTTTTAATCCAATAGAAGATACCTGCTTTGTTTGATAACTTTTTACGCTCAAGTTTTTTATTTCTATGGGTGTGCTGTGAGCTGTAACTGCCCGTAAACCGAAATAAAATTTTGTTAAGTCCGAGTAGCTTTTTATAAAACTGAATGAAAAAGAAGGTATTTGTAAAGATACTGTAAGAAAATTTTTATTAATAACTACTTCATTACCTTGGGCTATAATATCCAAATCTTTATCAAATATACAAGGGTAAACTAATCCAATATCGTCACCAATATTATCAAACCTTAAAGTTACAGTGTATATATCTCCTTTATTTTGAAACTCATACGGGTTAACTAAAGGGCCTGCATAAGCTGCACTAAATGCATTAGATAAAATAAAGTTTACTGGCTTTACACCTGGAAAATTAGGTAACTTAGAAAAGTCTACTTTGAAAGTTTGTTTTGTTAAGTCTTCTTTTAACAAATCTGCAGTAGTTGCGTTTGTGTATGTAGGGTTATTAGCGTACGTAGCCTGTGAATTAATCTTATACAACTTTACTTTTGTTGCTTCAGAGTATGATTCCGGAGTTATTAAAAATACGCAACAAGTATCTACTGTAAAAGTATAGTTTGAGAAGTTAAATCTAGAAGCATTTGAGTCTTCTGCGCTGTTTTCGTATACCTCTACTTCTACATAAAATTTGGCTTTTTGATGGCGCTCGAAAAGACTGTAAGATAATGTTTTAAATTTAAGGACGGGTTGTTCGCTAAACTTGAGCTCTTGCTCAGCAATTAATACCGGTGAAGAAGTATCCTGTGTATAAAGTCTAGCCTTTGCTTTATACTTTGGAGTTTTAGGTAGATAAACACTGTTAGCTTTTATACTTAAATCTACAGACAAAGTTAAATTACTACTTTTAGGCACAACTATACTTGACTTTGCTAAAAAAGAAGTCTTAATACTCAAGTTTTCACTTAAGTTAGTTTCAAAGAATAGGGTTTTTCTGTCAGAAAAGTTTTCAAAACTATTATCTTTTAATACTGTTTTTGCGTAACCCGATTTATAAACACTACTCAGCTTGTCTTCCGTTATATCTCTGTCTAAATCAGAAACCAAGTATATATCTATTTCAGTAGTATTAGTAATAGAGCTTACACTACTAGTAAAATTGTAAAACTCTATTTTAAAAGCATCATGAGATATAGAAAATAAATCCGATAAAGTAAACTCAAGTTGTGCGGGAGTTATGTACTCTTTATAATAAAGATCAGCTATAGGTAAAGTGCTAGTATCAATATTGATTGTGTAGGAGTAATTTGATGGATTCTCTGGAACAGTTACATACTTTGAAAGTTTGATAGAAAACCCGTTTATATTGCTCCAATTTTTAATTCTTACTTTTACTCTAAACTTCTTATCTTTGTTCTTTTCAAAGTAATCAAGTACGTCTGCTTGATTTGTCCAAAGCTTTGTTAATCCAAAATCTGCTGAGACAGCGCATTCAAATTTTCCAGCGTTTTTTATAGTATCAAAATTGTAAGGAGTTACTTTTAAAGTTATACCGCCTAATTCGTTTGTGTAGGCACCTAGATCTTGACTTGAAACTTTTAGTTTAAAATTGGATTTAAACTGCGTATCCACTTGTGTAACAGCTTCTAGTGTGTGTTTGTAAAGAGTTATATTACTAGATACACTAGAGCCTGATTTAGAGCCGTTAAGCTGATTTTGTACATACTTTGTTAGTTCATTTATAAGAAAATTGGAATCGTTTGCCTTTTTACCTGCTGTTTCTTTTATTCTTGTAAGTTGTTCACTTAAGTTTTTTTCACTAGTAATGCTATTAAAGTAATCTTGTAAATTTTTTATAGATTTAAAGTTCTGTATTGAAGCGTCCAAGATACCAAGTCTTTTTAACTCTTCAAAAGTCTTTTCTGACAAAAAATCTTGCTTGTCTTTATTAGACCCTAGGAAGACTTCAACTCCCTTACCATCACTATTCTTTGACCCATTTATTAAGCTTTTAAATACAGGATTTAGCTTTGATGGGTCATCTACCTGTCCTTTAGGGGTAGGCGTTGCACCAACTACACTAAAATCAAATAAAGGAATTTTACCGCCAGCAATGTCTATAGTTATAACGTCTAGTTCGGCTGGTACTTCACTTACAGCTTTTTTAGGCTCTACCTTTGGCGGTAGTTTTATAACAATAGGTTTATATCCTATTTCTGGATCGTATATTACATGAGATTTTATAGGCTTAGAACTAATCGAAGAAGCGTGTGTGTTTGCAGAACTTTTTAAAGCGCCCGCATCTGTAAGCTTTCCGGGACCTAGTTCAGGCTCGCCTGCCATAGATTTTACACTGTTTATGCCTTGATCCTTTTTTTGAAGCATTGCTTCACGAAGAAAAGGACTTATAAAATCATAAACTTTTGACACGTTATTACCAGCAACATTGTCGTCTTTAAAAATAGTTTGTTGAACAGCAGGAATAACGTTTCTAGAAAAACTATCAAACATACTAAATGCTTTTTCGTTGTCTTCTTTAAGAGCTGAGTTTACAGTATCTCTGACAACGTTGTTAACGGTGTTTGGAGCTAGTCCGGTGTCTCCAGCAAAATAAGACGTTACAGAAGCAGATATAGCGCCTAAAAACCCTGCTGTAGCTCTTGGGTTACCTGCGGGATTAAAAACAGCTACTTTTGAGCCGTCTGGCTTATTAACCATACTTACTGCGTTGTTTATAAAAGTTCCATTTAAAAAACTAAAGGCGTTATTAACATTCTTATTTCCAGTATCTATACCTGGAATTCCGACAGCAATAAAATCCCTGAGGTTGCTTAGTAACTCTTTTGGTTTATTATTTTCACTCACGGTAGACTCCTTTATATTGCAGAGCTTCCAGAGTTTCTACTAAACAAAACTTTTTGCTCATCTAATTTTTTATTATATATGATTGTGTTTAAATATTTAGCTACTTGAATTAAACCGTCATCGTCTAAAAATTCACTAGGGTATATATCTTCTAACTTTGGTAAAGCATACAGTATGTCGTAAAGTTCTACTTCAGAGTTGGTGTAAACATTTTTTATTTTAATATTGTCTAGATTTTTGAATTGAACTTTGTATTCACTTTTCAAATTAAATACGCTAAGTGTCTCATCCTCTGATAAAGAGTTATAAAATTCTAAAACTTTCCTAAACTTAAAAAACTCTTTTTCTGCAGAGTCTACAGGCATGTCAGCGCTATTTTCTGAAATTGAGTTTACAAAATTTTTAATTTTTGTATCTTGAATAATAACTTCTGTGTTTGAAGTATACTCTTCTCTTTTATTTAGTTCCTCTTGGTTTACTTTTATAACTTTATTTTTGCTCTCAACTAACGAGTAAGAAGTAGACTCTTGTAAAGAATCTACATGCTCGTGCCCAAGAATGCTTATTGTAGAATTTGTGTAAGCAGAGGTTTTTATTTTATCAACTTGATTAATAAGTCCAGAGTACATGTCTAAGACACTTGTAGATCTAGGGGAAGGCCTTTCTCTGACAAGGTAAAAAGACGGATCCGTAAAACTCATATCAGGGGATTCTACAATACCTAAACTATTTCCGGAGCTATTAAAAATTTCTACATAAGTTGAAAAAGATCTGCTTATAAATCCATCCTCATCAAGAGATGCCAACATTGTTTTTACAGTAAGTTCTTTACCTCCGGGAATAAGAACATTTTCGTCTAAAACTGGATCATAGTATATTTCTTTTGGGGCTTCTTCAGCCGTTAAAAGTTGAACCGTCTTTCCATTTATATAACTGTAAGAATTTGTGTAAGAGTTAAAAGCAATTAGAGCGTAAGTATACAGAGGAATTTCTATATCTTTGGTTATAAACTCATCTTCCGCAGCCCCATCAGTTATTACAGTTATTTTGTAAGACGGGTTAGTATGCCCCAAATGAATAAGTTTACAGTAAATAAGCTCATACCCCTCAGCTAGGTTTACAGGTTTCACGTAGTCTTTATACGTAAAGTTGGGTAGTTTTCCTTCAGGAATTAAAACAGTTATAGGTTTACTAATTACCTGTCCTAAATCACACGGAAGTCCTATTTCTTTAAAAATTGAGTTTGATTCTGTATTACCTAGTAAGTAAGCTTTTTTTTCTTTATAAGATTTTTGATCCGAAGGGTCTAAATCTTTTAAAACAACTACGGCTGAATCATGTAAACCAAGCCCAAAAGAGTCAGAGCACCCTGTTGTAATTCTTGGAAGTTCTTGTGCTTTTGTTTCTCTATCAACAACTTTACTGTTTAAAAAAGTTTTTGCTACAGGGGACATTTCAACTGAAGCAGTAGAAAATGGATCTGTGTATTCATCATAAACTTCAAAAGAAAAGTCTAAATCAGTAAATCCCCAAGTTAAAGCAGCACTTGTAAGGTTTAACTTGAGTACTTCGGAAAGTTCTGACATAAAATTTCTAAATTTTTGTTTGTTACTACGAGAAGCGTAATTAGGTAGAGAAACTATATTTTCTACACCCTTTTTAATAAATTCAGATAGCTTGTCTTGATCATCTACAAGTTGAAACAAGTCAATAAACATACCGTAGGATATATCAGAATCCGCGTATAAAGAGCTTCCTGGCACGGAGAGGTAGTCCCCAATTAAACCAAGTCTTCTTTTTCTGCAACAACGCATATAATCGTTTAAAAACACTTTGTGCGTGTACAAAACTCCGGAATCAAAACAAGAAGAACAAAAATCCGAGCTGTTTATGATAGCATACATTCCAATGTATCTTTTTAATCCAAGTGTAAATTCTTTTGTTCCAAGAACTTGGTTGTTGTCGTTTAAATGATTTACATTTTGAAATTGAAGAGCTGCGTCTCCTAATGCCTCGGATAGTTCAGCAACAATATAATTGTTTGAAATAGCTTTCCTGTAGTAATCCTTAAATTTTTTATTTAACTTTATAAATTTCTCAGATGGACTCCATACAGCTATTTTTTCTAAAACCTCAGGGTCTGAGTCAGGAACTTCTTTAAATCTGAGTTTTTCTTGATAACTGTCTTTATGGCTTCCGGGAAAATTTCCCGTTAACTCCTGTAAAAAAGATACCAAAAAATCCCATTTAGACAAAAAACTCGTTTTACTATTAATATAGGATTCTGTTTCTACATCTAGTATAAATTCTACTTTATTCGAGGATATAGCCATACCAATATCCTTAAATAATATCAATATGTCTAATTAGTGGACAATCTGGTGGATCATCAAAACTGTCGCTGTTACTAGAACCATTTACATCTAGGTTTACAGGTGTATTTTCGTGATACAAGATAACTGCTGTAAATGTTTCTAAAGATTGTTGTGTGTTTAAATTTTTTATTTCAACTGTAAAAGACCTAAGAAGTCCGTTAAAATCGTCACTTTCTTTCTTTGACCTTACAATATGATCTGAAGAAAGACGACTAGTTATAGTTGAAGGTTCATCATCTCCATAGTAATCATACGTGGTAACTATGGTGTGTTTATCCAAAGTAGGAAACCTTGCCGGATCTATTTGCCATGAAACTTTCTTTACAAGATACTTTTCTGCAGCTTTATCACTAGCTACATACTGAATCACAGGTGCTGTCTGAGCACTTGTGTCGCTAGCCAGAATGCTCTGACTTAGCAAAGCAGGGAGATAGCGCTTAAGATCAGCAATAAGGTTTTGAGTCTCTCTTTTTTCGGCTTGAGATAATCCACGGTAAGCTATCTTTTGAGGGTTTTCCCCAGATTTTATAAAAGCTAGTGGAAGTTTGTTATTAGCTAGTAACGCTATAGAAGCGCTATCTTTTTCTGCTTCTCTAACTTTAATATAGTCTAGTCTTCCATCAGGTCCGTACTTGTAGTAATCCGCGGACAGGTAAATAATAAAACAGTCTAGTGTACCGGCTGTAGCTGTTCCAGATATAGTAGATTGAAATGTTTTAGTTTCTTTTCCATCATTGTAATTAAATTTATCATACAAAATTGGGGATAAGCCACTCATTTCACCAGAAGCTGACAAAAGAGTAATATCTAGTTCACTAGTTTGATTTTTTGTTAATACACTTAATGTTCCGTAATCATTACTAGTTTGGCTAAGATCATTTCCTTTTAGCTGAAGCTGGCTATTTGAGTTTGAAGAATTTATAATGTTTACTAAAATGTCTGCTTCATAGTAAACAACGTATTTTTCTCCAACAACCGGGTAAGTTCCCCTATTTTCCCACCGGATAGTAGGAAATACGTAGCTATAACTTTGTCCATTATTAGTTACAGTTTTAGTTGTGTAGTCAAGCTTTACATCTTGATCGTGAAGGTTGTAGTAAAAAGATCCTTCTTTTTGTTCTGAATTAGCGTTTATCTCTACATTACGAATTTGAAGCAACCGTACAGATTCTATTTGATTTGCGCTAGGTCCCCCCAAGACATGCAAACCAAGCAAATCTTTTTGCTCAGCATTTAGGGTAGAGTAATCTTGAACAAGTGGTTGTTTTCTAGTGACCTCTTCTCTAATTATGCACTTTATTTTTGATCCAGTAATAGTTTTAAATCTTGTGGGTAAACTGTAATTAACAGTACTAGTACCAGTGTAAAGTATATTAAAATCATATGTAGACTCTGAACTACTTTCAAAATTAGGCAATACTATTTTTGCATCTGTATTTGTAATATATCTTCCTTCTACTACTGCATTAATGTTTTCAAAAGTGTAGTCTCTATTAAAACCAGTTTTAATACTGTAATCAGTTACAACTTGGGTATCAAGTAAGTTTTTAAATCTTTCAGAAAAATAGTTGTTTGTTAATCCTGTAAATTCTCTATTGGGCAAAGAAGATTTTATTTGACCATCTTTTGTAATATGTATTGGATAAACTCTTAGGCAAAGATCTTCTTTACTAATTCCGTAAGTGCTGTAAAAAGTAGAATCATCTGTTATTTCTTTTTCTCTTATAACAACATCTCTTAAACCAAGTGCTTGAAAATCTGCTGGTATAGATATATAGCCGTTTTCACTTGATCTAATTAAAGCGTTTCCGCTAACTGTTGTAACGTTAGCTATACCTGATAAAACAGTCTGATCTCCTACCTTTAGGTAATTGCTTGGTCCAGGTATATAGTTGTAATACTCCGATCCAGTCAAAGTTTTAAATTTTTGAAATACAGGTCTTCTTTCGTCTGTGGTAGTTTCACTCCAGTAAAAATCTGACAAGTAAAATTTTGTTCCAGACGGAAATGGTGTTTGTGTTTCAATAGTTAGTCCTATATAATATCCAACATTTGTTAAAGCTAATTCATTAATTTTAGCTTGAGTGTTAAAAGTAATTTCATGCGAGGTATTACCAGAAGCATAGCTGTAGGAAGAAGGCATACTTACTTGAGGCGTTTTTGACCCAAGAGTAAAAAAGTTTACTGAAGCCTTGAAACTTACAGATCCACTGTTAGCTGGAAGAACAACCTTGATTTTACTTGATATATTTTTTATCTTTTTTATTTCAGTCGGAGACAACTGCTTTACTAAAATATCTAAATACTTAGTATCCCCTTCAACTGAATTAGCATTTACCTTGTTTATATTAAACTTTGCGTTGTAAACACTCTTATCAGAAACTTGCTCAACAAGATCAACCTCGGGAGTTAACTCAATGTAACTACCGCTTGCAGGCCGGGCATAGCACGTAGTTGATTTAATAGCTAACTCATCGTACTCGGATACGTGTAAAGTTCCTGCAACCCAGACAGGGACTACTTTAAGTCGATTTGCTCCTGGAAGTCCAAGGTATTGTCCTGAGCCGTTATATACTGACGGATCTCTTAAATTAGGATCTTCGGAAGCGCTAACTGTAAACTTTTCAAAGAAAACACCAATAAATCCCCAACCACTGTTTGTTACAGGAATATTTTTTGCAGAAGGAACCGTGTGTACCACACCATCACACCATATTTTATGGTCCATAGAATCTATTGTATTGTATAAAGTAAACTCTCCTGGAGTTTCTGTGTCTTCTGGAAGCTCCGAAACAACAGACAACCCAGAAATAACGTCCCCGTTTTGAAAAACAGCTTGACCATTTTGATTAATTCTGTCGCTTAAAAGAGACTGAATTTCATTAAATTCTGCAGACTGAGGAACCTCTCCGGCCAGAGCTCTCCACTCTTGATATCCTCTAGACCTTGAGTATCTATTAAAGTATTGAGATTCACGACTAAACTGCATTAAATCTCTCCCGTTTAAACATCAATAACAACTTGGTAATTAAATGTTTTTGTATAGTTTTCAAAAGTATTATTGTTAATTATGTAAGTTGATGCAAACTTGGCAACAGCCTCGATAACGTAACTAGTTCTTGCGTCTTGAATAACAGAAACAGGTATAAATCCGTAAGCACTAGTATTGTTGTAACTAAAAGGTATTTTTAAATTACTTACTACGTATATAGTGTTAAAAGAAGTTGTAATAGAATTTGCTTTGATCTCAGCTTCAAGGTGAAGTTTAGGTGTTAAAGTCATTAAATTACTAGGTAAAATATTTTCTATAATAGGGAAATTACTAGGAGACTCTCCTGTTGCGTTAACAATATATTTTTTGTTTATTGGAACAATAGCTTTAACTAAACTAGCATCTATAGTTTCAGTTGAGCTTTCAGTCAAATTATTTGTACTAGAAACCACAAAATACATAGGCTCGCTGTATAAGCTAAGAAGCCTGTGTATCCTTCCATGTTTATGGGTAACGGCCATACTATTTCTCCATATAGGTTTCTATAGAATATACTATCACAAAAATATATAATTTACACCCAAACGATTTGTGATATAGATTGTAAATAAATTTCAGATTGTCCTGTGTGAATTACTTCTGTCTGCGTAGAACTAAAACTAGAGTAGAGCTCTGTACTTTCTGTTTGTCCTATCATGTAATATACTGAAAAATTAACTAGTACGCCGGCAGCTTTTACAGACTTAAGCACACTACTGTTTAACACAGCTAAACTGTCTTCTATTGATTTTATAGAACTTACCTGAAAAGAAGAAAATAAAGTACAGTTTAGTGTTGCTCCGTACTGTTCAAAATTAAAATACTTTTTACCTCTTGTAAATCCTAAAGAATACCTACCAAGTGCAGTTTTTAAAGCCGCCAATCTTTTTTGTTTTATATCTTCAGTTTCTTGGTATACCAATCCGTTTTCTGAAGAATTTATACTAAACAAATCATCAAGTGACTCGTTTATAGGCTGCATTGTGTTAATTTGAGAACTAAACCTATTGTATGCAAATTGATTTAAGTTTCTATCAAAGTTTAATTTATACGCTTGATTTCGTTTTAAAAAGTCACTATTGGACTCTCCAGGGAGCTGCTCTACAACGTATGACGGACCGTGCGGATATTTTTTTACGTTTTTAAAAGGCTCTTCAAAGTAGACTTCTACAATTCCTTTTCCAGATAAAAATGATTTTATAGAACTAGCTACTTCTAAAAAAGTTACTCCGCTAGGTGTAAACAACTTTATAAGTTTTTGAGATATCTCAAATATTCTTTTTTGATATTGCTCTTTTGTTTCTTTTTCCCAGTCAATTTCCCAAGATGCTACGTATCTTGGATTGTTTTTATCCTCAATGTTTCCGTAGTCACCGTAGTAATCATAGTAAGTATTTCTGACGTGGTCTATCCAGGTATCCGTAATTTTTTTATGAATAGTAGATAAATAGATGTTGTTTCTTAATTCTGTTACAGAGTGTATCAAGTTTGCTACTGATTTTGACAATGATAAAAATAAAGCTGAAGATGTAGAAGTTGCTCTGAGAGCAAACGAATACATGCTATCTCTCGTAACTTGTCTTACAGAAAAACCAAACCAAAGTTTATTCTTAGGAATTTTAGAAACAAGCACTGCAAATATATGATTTGCTAAAGCAGACTTATCGGAGTAGTTAGATTTAACTCTTTCAAAAGGCATTTAGTTTTCCGCCGTAATGCTTAAACCAAGCAAAGTTATAGTACTTTCACTACTCGCTGGTTTAACTTCTCTGCTAGGGCCAACTTCTGCAGATTTACCCCTTAAATACTGAACTGGATAATTTTCCGGGTAAAGTATTTGAACACTTACTCCCTTTTGAGTTACTTCAGAGCTAAAGAGAGAGCCTTCTAATGCGGCTACATATATAGACTGACCAGGGGAAAGCGAAGAAAATGCTGACTTTACTCTAGAAGTTACATCAGATACGTAACTGACTACTTTTGGGTTATTACTGCCAAGGGTTGTTTTTAAAACAACAACACAATTAAGTGCAGTAACAGGAGGGGCAGTAACATCAAATCTTATGCCTGCGGATTTTTTTGAATTTATTTCTTCAATAACTAAAGTTTTTAAACTTTCAGGTAAACTGCCGTTTTCCCAGAGTTCAGGCACTACTTGAACAACAAAAGAACCTGGGTGCTTTGATTCAATTTGGCCGCTAGTAAGAAGTATGCTGTTGTCAAACACGGTAGCGTTTTTAACGCCTGGAAGGCCTTTTACGGCGTTTTCTATAATACTTGCGGTTCCGTATCCTATTGACTGTATATAAGACCTAAAACCTGCCCTCATCTCATCTTCAGTATCAGAAGAAGTTCCGCCAGTTATTCCGGCTCCACTAAAAACTGTAAAGTCAGAATTAAAACTAGACCCAACAAAAAAACTTAAAGATTTGTAAGTAGGGTCAAAAGTATATAAAGCTGTTCCCGCATCAATAGTTAGTTCTCCAACACTTGTAGATTCAACAACTAGCTTTACAGCTTGATTAGAGGTAGCATTTCTTGTAAATCCTCCATTTATATTATCTACTCTTGTTACGGTAAGAGTTGCCTGGGGGTTTGCAGAAAGTAGTACAGTTCCTACAGGGATAGAAGAATTAAAGGTATTATCTGGTTTTTTTACAGCGTAAACGATACCAGTGGACTTTGTTCCAAGCCTAGGGCTGTAATTAAAATCTTGAAGCCTTTGCACAAGGCTATCTCCAGTTGCTGTACTTACATAAAAAGAATCAGATAAAGATTTAAAATTTGTCCAATAGTCAGACAACGTAGCAGCTATAGATCTAAGTATTGTATAGATTACGGACCCCTCAGAAAAGTCTGTGATCTTTTTTGAGCTCGGTAATTTAACTTGGTTTTCTTTTAAATCGTTTACTAAATCATCTGTAATATCTGAATAAGTTTTAAATCTAAAATCCCCTGCCATACTATACTCCTAGTTTATACCGTTAAGATTTAAGGATACGCTGGAAATTTCAGAACTTCCAACAGTTTGGTATTTTATAACTACGCTTAGCAAGCCAATTCTGTTTTTTAAGTCTAATCCAACATCAATCAAATTTATTCTACTATCAGAGGACACTACTGATTGTATACTAGACTTTATTAATTTAACAGTATTAAAATTAAATGGCTCAGAGAGCAAAGCAGTTAAATCTGACCCATACGCGAGGCCCTTATTTAACACAACTGATCTATATTGCTGAGTAAGGGAATCTAACTCATAAGTACTTACGAGAGCTCCATAACTACCAAAGTAAGTCTTTATTTTCCTGTATATAGATTTTTGTATGGACTCATCATCAGTTACAATATCTATATCTCCATTTTTTAAACTTATATCATCGTTTTCTATATCGTAATCAGTAGCAGCAGATATACTACTCTGATCAGACTGTACTCTTATATCTCCGTAGTTATCCACAACTTAGCCCTCCTGTGCTTCAAACTCATCTGTAGAAGAAATAAAAGCTGGAATAGGACTCATATCTGACCACTGCGGTAATTGAACTGAATTTTTAGCCTTAGAGGAAAACCCGATAGAAGCGGGAGAGGTTCTTGATGAGCTAGCTGGATTCAAGTCAATCCTGTCTCCCACAATTTTTATATTTTTAGCGCTAACACTTAATTTTTCACCAGCAATTATTCCTATGTTTTCAGCAGACAGACCAAACTCATCTTTTACAGAAACAAGCATATCTTTTGCTTTGTTTATAAGTAGATCTGCTTCTGCAAGCAAAGTATGAGCAAGTAAAACTCTGGAGTGAGCAGTATCAACAAATACAGGAGCTTCATTTCGAATTAAAGTTCCCGCCCTTGTCAAAAGAGATTTTAAAACTTTTACTTCACTTGAGGACAGCACCTCTACTGTATTTCCAGAATCCATTTCTACAGAGTTTGTCTGAACAACATCCCCAAACTGCTGAAGACTTTCATTAATAGTTTTTTCTACAATAGATTTTTCACCAATAGGTATAGTTTTTCCAATCATATTGTAAAGAGTTATCACAAAAGATTTTAGCTCTGAGTAATCTTTTTTACCTATTCCCAAGAGCTCTTCGGATATAACCCTGTTTAAACCAAGTAATATGTTCTTTTTTAACTTATTTACCTGATCAGGATGAGCATCCTCGGGAGGAGTCTGATTTAGTCCAGCATCAGGGTTTCCTACAAAAGTAGAATTTAAAGATTTTGTTGTGTGATCTAACAGCTTTACAGACTGTTTAGACACATCTTTAGTTTGCTCTTTTACAGAGTTAGCAAAACCAACAATACTGGATATAAAACTTAAAGCCAAGCTACGCACCAAACTTTCTTAAAAAGTCAAATCCAGTTTTTATGTTTGTTCCATTAAGTAGATATGCTGAGTATTTACTTCCGGCTTCTGCAAGTTTTTTTATTATACTTTCTTTTTCCTCTGAAGAAATAATACTAGCGCTTGAAACTAATTTTATTCTTTCAAGAACAAGCGCAGAAAGTAATGCAGGAAAGGCTTGAAACCCTAAAAATCCCCCTCTTTCCTGTACAGTGTCTTTCCAACCGTTTGTTAGGTTAACTACATTTTGAAGGCTGCCAAATTCATTTTTTACAGCTGGCAATACGTTACTTACAAAAGCTTCACTTTTTTCTAAATGGCTAAAGTAATCTGAACTTCCGTTCAAAGCTAAAATCATTTCAGAACTTAAAGAGCCGTAAGAAGGAGAAACATTAAATATCCAGTCCCAAATACTATACAAAGTAGAACTGCTTGAATTTGAATTTCTATCCATAAACAATAAATTAAGTGCATCTTCTAAAGAGTTAAATCTGCTAGATACCATTTTTAATTTAAGCAACCACAACTTTAAATTGCTCTCTTGCTGCTGGTACTGAATAGCTATTGAAAGTATCTCATAACAGGTTTCTTCTGATAGCTCTCCTAGAGCAGAATCAATTTCTTTAAATTTTTTAAACTTGTTATAACTTTCACTAGATCTAAGACTCATTGCTGGAATAAAAGAAGAAAGGTCATCCTCTGGATTTTCTATTATTTTATTTATGTCTAACATGTCTTCCAATTTTTGTTTTAACTCGTAAGGTAAAGAATTATACCCAGGAATTGCGTACATGGGCATCAAAGTGTTAAAGAGATCATAATCACTTTTATTTGCATTTTGGGTATCCTGTCTGAGTTGCTGTATTTTGTTATAAAGATCTGGATTGTTTTCTTGCAGGTTGTTTCCGTGAGCAAGGTAAAATAAATTTCCTGGCATACTAGGTACGATAGGGTTGTAGTTAATTCTTTTTTTAAGATTGTCTGGATTTTTTTCTTCCGTTACTTTATCTCTAAAAAATTTAGAAGAAGCGGCCTCCGACATAGGGCTTAAAACAGAATCATACGTATGAACGTAGCTAAAAATTGTCTGCTTTAACTGATCTGCGGTGGTTGAAAGAAACTGAAACGGATCTGTATCTATGGTTGAAATTGCCGTAGAAAGATTAGCCGATACACTAGCGATTTGATTTTGTAAAACTTGAATGTTTTTTAGATCTTCTGTTATTTTTGTAGCATTTTCAACAACTTGTGAAATAGAAGAAAGGCTATCAACATTACCAGATCTAACAGCTGTTACCTGCGTGTTATCTCCCTCAACAGAACCTACGGTCTGAGATTCTTTCATGACTCTGTTGGCGTTATCTTTGTAGTAGTGCTGAGGATGTGGCGTATACGGCAGAATAGACTCTACGCTGCTTTTTATGTTTTCTATACTAGCGTTTACAAGAGGTATTTCGGATCCTTTATTATCAATACGAGCTTGTAAATTATTTGCTATTTCAGGTGTTTTTAAAATTTTATCTAAAGATATTTCTCCAAAATCTTTTGGCTCTGTTAAACCTTTTATACTGCTCTGAGCAAGCTCAAAAGCACTTAGTATGCCCTCTTTAAACCCGTACAAAGAAAATCCATTAACCATCTGGCTTGCAGTGCTTTTTACAGAATCCACTTGCTCTGAAAGCTTACTGGAAACGTCAGAATGCATATCTTTTAGTCTACCTAGTTCACTTTTTATTTGAGATATTTGATTTATGTTATTAAAGTCAAGCATCACTAGTTCCTAACAATATGCCCATACTTAGCTAGTGTATTTAATACAAATTTTACTCTTTCTAGCAAAGATGTCTCCCAAATGTTAGAAGGGGATGGAAATATGGTTTCAGGTATATAAGACCTTATCAAGTTTTCAATTTTAACTTCTGTTGTCGCATCCACTGAAGAGTGAACTAAACTTACAAAACTATCTGCAATTTTTTTACCCAAATCTCCATTGTATAGTTTTAAAACAGCGTAAACCACAAAAGATGTATCCCACGCCGAAATGTATACTTCTTTTTTAATTCCAGAATCATCTATTATAGCAAGTTTTTTTACTGGTTTTAGAATTTCAAGGTCACCAGCTAGCCTACTATTTTTTAGTAGTTGTTTAAACTCGTAAGCATACGCAGCTATCTCTTGAGCAACAGCCATAGCTTGAGCTGTCCACAAATTGAATACCCAACTTTTTTTGCAGATAAGTGGTAAATTTTGTTCTTCTGTAATAGTATTTGTTTCTGCGCTAAAAGGAATTAAATCAGAAAAACTATCACTACTATGTCCGACATAACACAAATTTGAAACGTTTAAATTTACAGAAATTTGATTACTGTCGCTACGTAAATAGTGAAGATTTCGTGATATAAGATCTCCGTAAGAAAGAGAATCAACTCTGTTTATAAAGCTATCAGAAACGTAAGAAGGATAGCTTTGTAAAGTGATTAGAGAGCTAAAAAAATTATTGTAAGAAATTCCTGAATAAGGTGCTCCAAAAAAATTGTAACAGTTAAAAGATTTTGAATCATTAAGCAAATTTGATGATGCTGTTACTTTTATAAGATTTTTTAATAAGTACTCTTCTATAAAGTGATTATAGCTGTTAGATATTAAAGAAAGTCTTATAGCAGCTATTAAAGAAATTAAGGCGTGTCCACTACCTGGCGCTATATCCGATTCGGGTATTTGACATAAGTATTGTATGCTATTTTTTGTAGAGTTTGAAAAAACATTTTGAAAGTCTTTAAAAGCCATACTAAAACTTTGAGATAGTTTTAAATTTATTCCATAATCCCAAGATGTATCTGATTTAATCTTAGATGTAAAGTTTTCGTTTTGAGACACCTGGCCGCTTGTTGGCGAAACTTCTAGAGGAATTTTCATAAGAGATTCATTTGAAGCACTTATAAAACCAAGATTTGAATTCGTTCTCCAGACTTCAATCTCTTTCTTTGCTAAAGCAGAAACAATTGGAGAAATTGCATATTTATCAAAAGTATCTTTTTTATCAAAAGAAGCTTTAGCAGCAGATGGTTCTAGGCTAATTTTACTTTCCTCTGCTAAAGATTTTTTTACAGACTCTAAAGTTGATATGTTAGGCTTGTTTGAACCCAAAGAAACCTTTGATACGTCTTTAGTTAGAATGTGAACTTTGTCTGCAAATATAGCGTGGTGTCCTGCTTCTGTTTCAGGATCAACCCAGCTAGCGTGTCCTGCAGGTGTGCTGGTACTTTTTACTTTTTTTATAAGCTTAGGATTTATTTTTTGAGGGTCTTTGAGAAGTAGTTTGTACTTGTCATTTAAGGCTACTGAAACTTGTCCGCCGTGGGGATTTTGACTAAACGGACTAAATTTGTAGCCAGGGACCCCCGGAGAGCTCGTCCAGTCTATGTCACCAGAACCTCGTATAATTTGAAAAGACGGTTCTCCAGAGCTGTCATCTATGTAAATAACTGACTTGTCTTCATTTACACCAACATCTGGAATGTTTGTATAATTTTTAATTACTGGTTTAAAAATACCTTTTGTAAAATATATATCAACGTGTGTTCCCGGAATAGGTGCAACAGTGCTTCCACTTGAACTAGGCGGAATCTTTACTTCAAACTCAACAGTGTTTGAACCAATATTGCCCTTTATCCTTTCAATTTTTTCTTGACCATTTTTTGTATAAATTGCAATAAGATTCTTATAAACTGTGCTTGTAGCATCCCCGCCCAGCACAGCGACAATTGCGGTTTGCGTATGTACATTTACTTTTTTTATAATACCTTTGAGTGGAGAGGATGGGCCTTGATGTTTTTCTACAGTTTGATTGAACTGAGCTATTTTTACGCCGCGATTAATACCGTCTTCACTATACATAGTTAGCTCCTAAGTAAAATTAGAAGATAGGTTAACGAGTGTAGAAGACAAGTGCTCTAAAATAGCCTGACTTCTTCGCCAACCAGAAAAAACAACGTAAAGTTCGGCAACAAGAGAGTACTGTAAAACGTAAGCATAATTATTATAATTATTTAATTGACTCATGTTTAGATACTGCGTAGGAGATTCTAAAATGTAACTAAAATCATTTGTTACACCAAGTCCAGGCCTATAAATACACCCTTTTAGAGGTCCGTTGTTTTCTACAAAACTAAGGTATCTGTTACTTACATGGTTAGTTCTTATAGTGTTCAAAATAAGGTCTAATTCTTTAGTAAAGTCAGCAACTGTGTTTGTATTTATTCTGCTAGCAAGTTCTTCAGTAAAAATCAATCCTTGTGGACAAAGACCAAGATTTTTTCTGAAATTTATAGTCTCAGCGTTTATTTTAATAAAGGATTTAAACTCATTAAAAGTAGGTATAGCTCTCATAAGTGTATCTACATTTTTAGAAATAGCGTACTGAGGATCTGAGCTAGTTGATTGAAGTCTAGTTAAAAAAGAAGAAAGTTCACTATGCGCCCTTTTTATATCTATATTGTACTGCCTTGGCCACCCAGACGTTGAGTTAGACTCGTATACGTCTTGAGTTACTATTTCACCTAAAAAAGTTGCAAGGTAATTAAAACAATAATTATAAAATAAAACGTTAGCCTGAGACTTCATATCATCTAGACTAGTAAAACTAGATTTACTTTCTGGAGTTAAGTTGTCGTAAACATTTTTAGCATAGTTATCATGAAAAAATCCAACTAAGTACCTATAATCAATTCTTCTTGCTAAACCTCTATTAAAAGCTTTTGCTGCATTTAATGTAGCTGCGGCCATATTTAAGTTCGGTGCAGAACCACTAGAATTTTTAATGCTACTTCCAATATCACTAGTTTTAAGCCCTATTATTGACATACTTTGAAGTTTTGCTATTTCTTCAAGTAGTTTAACAGCTTCAACAGGATCTTGGCTTGCTTGTTTGCTTACACCAACAATCATGGTTGTACACCCGTTTTGTACGCCACCAGAAGCAAACATATGAATGACGCCCTCAACCCTGAATTGTTCTTGATCGTAAAAACCCATGTTGTGTACTTGTACAACATGCCCAGGCCTTATATCTGGGTTTAAAGGTGCCACAAAATCTATAGACTGAATGTCTTGTCCGTATATATTCATCATTGCATTTAAAATTAAATCACAAACTTTATCACTTATAGTAGAATCAGAGCTTTCATCCCAAAGATATCTGTGTCTCACAGGAAACCTAATTTTAGACAAAAACTTTAATGGTGCATTCACACCATCAGCAGATATTTGATTAGTTTGCGGATTTATCATCTCTTCTTCGTCATCTCTGGTAAGAGAAGATAAAGTCTCCTGGGCTGCTGCAGATGAAGCAGACGGATCAACACAGGTATATTTACTATAATCCGGTAAACCTGTAGAAGCCCTAAAAACTTTTTTTAAATTGCTTTTTTCTGGTGAATTAGCTAGAGATTGCAAAGGATTACCAAAAAGACTGTGTTGACTTCTTACATTTATGTTTCCGGTAGATTTTGAATTAGCCGGGTGAACAAGGGTAAACTTAGTAATTACACCTAAAGTGGTCCAAGAAGACTTTGCAGATATAATATTTGGATAAACAGTTTTTTGTTGGCCATTTACAAAAGAACGAACAGTTCTTTTGTAGCTATACAACCAAGGATCTTTTTCTCCCCGTAGTATCTCAATACCGTGTACACATTTAGATTTGTCTGAAACTTCTGATGAAGCGTTAACAGCAGCCGTAGGCTGAGAAGGTTGCTCAGCGGTATAATTAGTATCTCCTGAGGCAAAAGAGAATTTTCTTTGTGCCTCGACTACCCTAGGAACATATCTAATTACTTCTGTAGAGGCTGAGGCATCTGCTATATTTGTATAGTCGTTATAAGAAAAATTTCTACCGCTGTTTACTAGTGTATTCCACGCGGAGACATTTCTAGAAATATAAAATCTTGTAGCAAGTAGAGTAGCACTTGCAGTATCTATTCTCCTTCTTGAGTAAGGATCTCTTAATATGTTGATGTAACTTAAAATAAGCTCTAACTGACACCTTAGGTAGTAAATTACAGGTTGCGGTATTTTACTAGAATCAATTCTTCTACTGTAATCTACAAATAAATCAAAGTTTCCATTTGTTACTCTGGCAGCAACTCCATTACCAGGATTATTGGCTCCACCCCAGTGAGTATATAAAAGAATTTGAGTAAACCCTGAAGCACCTCCACTAGAACCCCCGGGATTAAAAGGATTAGCCCTGTTACGGTTTTCTATTACTGGGTTTCTTCCACGCGGCAATTCGTTTGTGTAAGCGATGTTTCTTTCTATATCCACATCTACGTAAGGATTAAATCCACTCTCTAAGTAAATTTGTCCTAGTAAAACAGACAAAGGATAAATAGTTCTTAGTAAAGGCTCTCTTTGAGCGTAAGCATCATATTCCTGCTGAATTACTCTAAGAAGAGTTTCAGCATCACTAGGTTCGTAGTTTAAGATTCTGTCAGCTCTAGTATTCTTTAAAAGTTTGTATATTATTCCTTTTAAGTCGCTACTTACAACAGTGTTTGGGTTGTAAGAGACACCGGCTTCAGGGTTTATAACTTGTATGGCGCCAAACAAAGTTCCATCTGGAGAAGTCCTGTAAGGCTCTCCAAGCATCCTGATTGTCCAAGCAATGTCACCAGACTCTATTTCACAGTACAACTCTCTCGGTAAGGTTTCTATTTGAGAAAACCATCTTATTGCATCAACTGGAACTTGATCTGCTATTTGAAACGGAACACCAGCGCCAGCAAGAATTGGAGTTTGTCCTTTTACAAGTCCAGCTGTTTTTTGACCTTCTTCAGTCTCATAAAGAGAGTTTATTTTCATAGAGGGTCTTCCAGAAGGATGAAAAAATAGATCAGGATCGGCGATTTTACACTGCCCGGCTGAACCCTGCTCAACAAGAGCTTGAACTATTCTGGTTCTATCTACACCTGCTGAAGAAGAAAAATCTACAAGGTTTCCATTAGAGTCCTTAACAGCCAGCATACCAAAAAATTTATTATCAAGTAAATACCTAATATTATCTCTTGCTACAACAGTACAAGTAACGCCGTCATTTGGATTATCTCCTTTACCAAGCTTTAGATCTACACTGTCTATAATTCCATTAAAAACTTTTGTATAAAATCTAGGATCTACAGTGTAAGAATAACTTTGAGTATTTATATCAAATTCTTCTGTTAATCCATTATTTTCCAAGTTGTTAACATATCCCATGTAGATTTCAATTTGCATTTCTGGTCTAATTTCATATGTCTGTTCTTCATAAGCTTTTTTACTGTAAGGACCAGCAAACTCAATAACCTGATCTTGGTGATAATTGTCTGCTCTAAACTTTTTGTTTTTTACCCTATCGTTGTAAGTAAGACCAGGGGGAGGTATCTTTCCGTCTAGTTCTTTTAAATCAATAGCTAAGGTTACTTTAGCTGTAGATGCAGCGTAATACCTTACTGTTTGAACCCGGGAGTTTACAACTTTCCATTCAGACTTGTTATGAAAAGCTATCTGCCATCCACCTAAGGATATTTCTTCTCCTGGGTTCTCTCCAAATACTTTATAACTTTTTTGAGTGCATACAACAATACAAGAAGGAACGCTATTGAGTCCCTTTGGGTTTGGGAGAGTATTATTATTATGAGCTAGTACAAAATTATACTTGTCTCTATCTACACTCCAACCCATGAATTCCTCTTTCTATATTAATCTAGTAATTTTATTATAAATCCGGGGGGTTGAATATTCAACCCCCCGGATTTATAAGTTTATTAATTTAAGTAATTTACAGCGGGCGTAATTCAATACCCTCAGCAGTTCCCTGCCACTGGTTTGCAACAATATTTCTACCAGAAGTTGCGCCAAAACTAAGCGTGTCTACTTTACACATCTGTAAGATATATTGCTTCGTTGCAGGCTTAGTTACGTACTGATCGTTGTATGCGGCGGTAGAATCGTCTGAAAAGTCAGAGGCGTTGTTACTTAAAACGCTAAAAGCAATAGTAAACCTTCTAGCTCTTGGAATACGTTGGTAGCCTTCTGCTCCACTTGCGCCGTATCTAGAAATACGGCCTTGGGATCCAAGACCGCCGCCGCTGCCAAAAAACCCAAAGCTTTCCTCTAATACGCCGGTGTTTAACATTCCTCGCTCCATTTGCCAGACAATGTTAATTTCACCGTCAAGATGTCTAGGAATTCTTTGATTTAGCTCAAGATAAGTTTCAGTTACGTTTACAACACGAACAAGGATTGATGTAAACTTACCAACTAAAACAGATTGCCCTCTGTAAGTTGAGACTGTAACGTCTACGTCAAACCCCTGAATGGGGTCAAGCCCTATATTTGGCATTTATCTTACTCCTCCTAAATTACCCATTAAACTCTTGTTGATAGCGTAAAGGAAACAGGAACAACAGCTCTATGAAGTCCCACTCGAATAAAGTCTGCCGGGTAGACAGGAGTAAAGAATATATCTACTTTGAGAATACCAAGGGCAATTTGAGAAGCAGGGTTGTTTTCATCGTCTACTTTTATCTTATTAAGTTGATCAATTTGACCAGATGTTTGAAGAACATACATGAAGTTATTAATAGAGGAATTAATTCTTTCTCTTAGCGCTACTGAGTTAGGCTCTGACTTGGCAAACTGGAGAATTCCAAAACAGCCAGATCTTACATAATTGTAAACACGACGTACGCAGATCCACTTCCAGGCCACGTCTTTAGATAGACTCAATCCGTTCAAGCAGTGGAAAGAGCCACTAACTTGATCAGGAATAATCATCTCTACACGAGACCTTGTGTACTCGTTGTAAGCAAGGCTTCCTTGGTTTGGAATATCTACAGCACCAATATTTTTAAAGGCTGGGGAACTGGTTCTTGCTGCGGGAGATGCCTGAACTGGGGTTACAGCAAGGTGACCGGCGTAGAAACCATCCGGCGGAACGCTTAAAGGCATCATGTCTGAACGCCCTGTATACGTTACATGACCGCCAACCATAACAGCGTGCTTAGAGTCTAAATTAGCGGTCAACTGCCTGGCTGCAAGAATATCAAGGTTTCTTTCAGCTGAAAGAACAGCAATTCTAAGACCCGTGATTTCGTCAGATTGCTCAGCCTGACTAATCAAAGCATTTCTTACCTGACTTGAAGTATTTCCAGAAGCAATAATAATGTTTACTGGGCTTTGACTAAGAACATTAATTGCATCTACCCAATCATCTGAGGAAGGCTCAGGACCATCAAATCCACCCTGGAATGATCTTGATGTAAATTCCTCAGTCTGAAGATATTTATTTGACTCTGTTTCGCCAACGTAGAAAATGTTAGCTAGTACTGAATTTCTAGAAGCAACTACCATTGGGTAAGGAACAGACTCGTCAAGAACGCCGATTTTGTCCAAGTAAATTTCATAAGTTTCAGAGATGTTGTTTTCACTATACTTTTGGTCTACATAATCAAGTTTAAGTAGAATTAGATTGTCAGAAACACCAGCAGGCTTAACTACTGAAACCAAGCAGTTAGAGCTCCATCCACCTTCTGAGGCGGCTACAATACGTAAAATATCACCGTTAACAGCTGGGTTTGGCGTAAAAAGCCCTTTACCTGCGGCAGGCGTTACGACAGGCGTTGCAGCAGGAGTTGAGCCAGACCCGCCTGCCGCAGGTGCAGCCGTAGTTGTAGTTGTAGTTGTGCTTGTAGTTGTGCTTGTAGTTGTAGTTGTAGTTGGATTTAAAGATTCAGGTAAATACGTTCCAAGTGCCAAGCCATTTGCAGGAATCTCCAGTGAGGCGTCCTGTGCTTTTAGTGTAAGAATTCCGTTTTCTTTGATAGCGTAAATAACTTGAGAAGTAGTTCCGTTATTAAAGACTACAATAGATAGCGCATTACCGGAAGAATCCTTTAGGTAAAGCTTATCATCTTTATTTAAAGCAATTTCTCCAGCAGTAAAAGTAATTTTTTCAGTATTTTTAGAAGCATCATCAATAAACAAAGTGTGTTTAATCTCAGATCGAACAAACTTATTAGCTCTAACAGCTACAAAACCTTTTGATGGGCCTGCAACAGCACCACCAAAAAGACCCAACTGACCGGCTACAAGTGTCTGTACACTTTGGTTTGCCCCGCCGGGTTTATACTCCATTTTTAGCTGAGAATCAAAAGAACCGCTCCCAATAATCTCTCGCATTACAACAAACTTTGTAAAGTTACTTTCTGGAAACTTATCAAGTCTGGTCTTCATGATAATAGTTGAAGATGCGTCATTTAAAGGAGATTCGCAGCTAAAACCAATTCTACGATCAAAACAACTTTTTCTGAGCGTTTCAGTTAATCTAGCAATAGTTGTTACGCTAGGTTCAGTAACTGCGTCAGCGCCAAGCATGACATGTATATCAGCAGAAGAATTATCTTTTACGTCTTTTTGAACTTCAAACTTTATGTGAAGTTCCCCATTTGAAAGCCTAAAAACAGAACTTTCAGACTTATTTGATGACGCAGCAGCAGCGTCCAATACCTTGGAACCAGCTCCGTCAGCATAAAGATCGGTAATTTTGTCAGATACAGTAACCGTAATTTTAGTGCCTGTCTCCTCAAGATCTGAACTACTAGTAATTAGTGGTTTTCTGCAAAGTAGCATTATAGGTAAACTTTGAGCTTCTGAGATAGGCGTTGTAATTGAAACAATATTACCGTTGTAGCTAGCTCTGATAGATGCAAACCTATCCATAATCGCGTTTGCAAACCGCTGAGCAAGTACTTCACCCTTATCAACACCATTGCCCAAAAAAGGCATCTTAAAAGCGGTGCTCAAAAGAGTAATTCTTTCTCTGGAGCTAATAGCAGGGAGTGCTTGATTAAGATAAAACTTAAGTGATGCACTTGCTACCGTGCCAGACCCCATAACACGAACAACGCCAAAGTCGTTGGCTCCTTGGTCTGAAGCAGTCTGAATAGCAATAGAGCCGTTGTGCTCTTTTGTCTTACCAAACTTTTCGGCAAGCATTCTTGAGTTAATAAGCTCAAACCTGTTTTTAGAGCCTTTTAAAAACTTACCGACAACCCCAATTCTATTACCTGCTGTCGGAATAATTTCTCTGGGGCCAACATCAGTTTCGTCAAATGAGATATTTGGAAACACCAAAATATCTGCCATATCCAACACCTTCCTCTTTTAATTAGGGAAACCAACATTAAGTTCCCTAAAATAATGCGAATTCCCTAATAAGCGAAGAATTTAGTAAAATTACATGATCTGTAATCAAGTATAGATCTTGCGTACTTGGATCTATCAAATCAGATAGTTTTACAACTTCTCCTTTATTCGGATGATTGGCCCCGTAGACTAACTTTGATATTTTAGAATCCCAAGATACATCAACCCAAGAACTAGTATCCGATAAATCTAGTAGTTTATCAATAGTTAGTTTAGCATTTTTTCCAGGAATTTTGCTTATCTCGGTTCCGTCATATTTAATAATTTTACCAGATAATTTATTAAAATACAGCATACTGTCGTCTTTGCTTAAAATACCTATAGGTAAAATATCTAACCTTATAAAAGGTTTTCCAGAGTTACTATCAAGCAGTGCCTCGTCTGAAAGATTTTCTTTTGTCTTTGAATTTATAAGTTTTCCGGTAGAACCATTCCAAGTTACAGGAATTCCTGTTGGTGTATTTAAAATTACAACACCGTATCCAGTTATCAGCATGTCGTGTTTAATATTGTAAAAAACAGGAGATCCATCCTTCTGGAGTGATCCTATAATAGGGTCAATTCCTCTGATACCAGGCTCTACTTTCCACTCTCTTAGCGGATAATAGTAAACTTGCCACATTAATTCTGCTGTATGAAGAATCAAGTTTCCAGCTTTATCCCAGGTACTTGTTGGAAAATTGCACCAAGTTACAAAAGAGCTTTGAATCAATCCATTTAGATTAAAAAGATCAGTACTTAAAGCTAACCTTACGTATTCAATATAGCTTCTGAGCATTCTTTCGGCATCGTTTGTTTCAAAAGCCTGTATTTGAGCAGTGCTACCAAATATAGTTGAAGCATCACCAGTAATTGTAGCTGTTTGTTCTAAATCTCTTAATGTGTAATCCAAATAATCAAGTCTTACTTTTACATTAGCAGTTGCAAGGTCTACAGTGTTTGATGGTCTAGTCGGATTTGGTCCAGTAAATCCGTAAGGTTTAAAACTTATTGAAGTATTAGTAGATTCAGGAGTTGGTCTGCTTGTTCCTTCATAGTTAAATGGATAAACAGAAAGAGTAAGCCCAGACTCTTTGAGTTCTACACCATTAAAATCCCTATATTTTTTTACACGGACTGGGGAGGTCTTGCCCTGCATAAGAACATTTGCACCTCCAGTTAAAAGCTCATGTTTTGCAAGCTGAACAATAGTTGCTTGTATAATATCGTCTATTGTTGTAGGGATGCCGTATCTTCTTTGCATACTACATACCCGTATCCAGCATACGCTTAATCTTGTTTAAGGCATCCTTCATTTTAGTAGAAGTATTCCCTTGGACAGCACTTACACCGCCAAGTGTAGATGACTCTAGATGTATTGTTTCTAGTCTCTCCAAAGCAATTCCGGATATAAGTACTGAATCTTTTGAAGTAGTAAAATTAGAAAATGCTTGGGTTAGCCTGGAATCTTTTTGAACCACTGCGCTTTCAAGGCCGTCCGGCATTTCTGTTATTTCAAATAAAAACGTAACTTCAGTTTCTGCATCAGAAGTGTACCCGACAAAATCAAGCGCAGGCGCGTAGGTTTCTGTTTTATTAGGACCTACAAATACTTTTATGGTAGGCATAACAACTGCAAGAATATTGTTTAAAGGACTTCTTCTTGTAGACTCACCGATACTTTTTGCAAGGTTTTCTACTAAGTCTAGAGCCGTCCATCCGTCTTGTACAATTACGGTAAATTCCCCTTTTGAAGTAGATCCAAGATAAATTTTGTATTTTAAAACGTTACTATTAAGAAGACTGCTTCCGTCTTTTTTATTACTCAGAAATGTTCGACCAGAGGCAAGATTGAAAGCCAACAAATCTGTTGACATATGACATCCATTAGTAGTAACAGGTAAGCTAAAAGAACAGTTTTTAATATTAGCAAATATAGTTGGATTAGCATCTGATGAAAGATCAAGGTAGTTAGGGCCGTATCCAAACAAAAGTCCGGACACACCTGGCTTTAAAATAGATCCTTCAAGGTGAACTAAAGATGCTCCAATAAAAGAAACCGGCCTTGATGAGGAGTTTCTTGGTTGAAATTCAGACTCAACTACAGAAGCTGTAAAATTTACAGTAATATCTTTACTGCTGTATACTATAGACTTAGATAAAGATTGAGACGGTTTTATTTTATCTATAGTTATAACTTCAGTTGCTGATCTTGTTCTATTGCTTTGATTTGCAGCCGGATCAGAAGGATTAACCCAAGCAACTCTAGATCCATAGCTTTGAACAGTTAGTAAAGACAGCTTTCTCATAATCGTAGAAGGACTATCCCCTATTGAAATAGGGATATTAAGCTTTTCACCGTCAACGTAAACAAAAAGATTTCCAGCTTGAGTTGCGCCTGTTACTGTTTCTGCAGTTGACTTTACTGGGTCAACTTTATTTAAATCTATATCCAAAGCCATTGCTAAAGTTTTATCATCAAGGTGGCTATCAATTACCGTAGCTTGGATCGCACTTACAACCCCGCCAAGTATAGGACTTCTGATAAAGTTCTCTAGATCATCAAGAGCTTGTTTTTCTAAGAGTTTGGCATAATCGCGCTGAGCGTCAATTTGAGCTGCAAGCTGCGCCGTCATCATAGCGCAAGCAAGTTTTGCAACAATCTGTCTGATTCCTGTAGTAACTACATCTACAGATAATACCTGTTCTAAAAGAATTTCCGCGGCTTTTTGAACACCAGGGTTTGAGAGATCTGTAATTTTACCGTAAAAAACATTTCTTCCAAGCGTATCCGTAGCAGTTAAAAGCCTAAACTTTACTCTTGGAAATGCATGATTTGTTATATAGGGTAAAACTTTGTCATCAGTTACGTTTGAAAGAATAACATTCAGGTTTCTAACCATTGATACCGTGGTAGTGTCATTAAATTCCATGGTTACCTACCTGATAAAAAGGACCAGCCGAGAGATAGCATGCCTTTTGGCAGAGGCCCGGCTGGTCGTCATAGTTTTACTGCTTTCTGGCTCGGGGCTTTGCTGGAGCAGCTTCTTCCAAAGCTGCTTCTTCCGAAACTGCCTCTTCTTCAGCAACTACAGGCTCTTCCTTGGGCGCTGACTTTGACACTACCTTGGCTTCAACTTGAAGCTTTGACAGTTCAAGAGCAAGCGTCTCAAGAGAAAAGTTTACAGGGCTAAAGTGAGGAAAACCCGATCCAGAAAAAGCCTGGAAATTTGAGTGAGCGTACGCAATGCCACCGCGCATAGCAAGGAGCTTTTCAGCGAGTACTGCGTCTTCAACAGAAACAAGATCGCCAACCATCAAGTGCTGACCAAGATCAGCATTGTGGTGAGCATGCCGTGTCAATAAAACAAACGTCATAAAAAGCTCCTTGCTTGCGAACTATCGAACGCGGTGGGCGCGGATAGGATCAACAGCAGTCAACACACCGCCTACAACCTTGAGAGTTGCAAGCTTGAGTGAACGACCCTTGTAGAAATCGCTATCAGGAACAGCGGCGGCCATCTTAAAAGCGCCTGCGGCTACACCAGCCTCAGGAACGCCAGCGGCAACCACATCCTCAGCGTCGCGAGCAACATCCATGGCCACACCAGCGGCGGCAACAAGACCGCCGACCTTCAGCTCAACACCGGTGGTAAGTTCACCAGTAAGAACAGGGTGGGCATAGAGGTGATAGTGACCATCAGCAAGGCCTGAAACATCAAGCTCAGCATCCGTGTTGGCAACAAGATCACCAAGAACAAAATCAAGTGAACGAACGTGAAGGTTGCCGATAGCTTCCTTCAGACGAACAATGCCCTTGGATACGGCAACCTTACCGGCAGCCTTCTTGTAGGCAAGAACGCCTTCAACAATACCGGGCTCTGCAAAGCGAGAATCGAGAGCCCCCCAAGCTTCATTAAATCCCATGATTTAAATACTCCTTTTAAGTTGGGGGAAGTTTCCTTCCCCCGCCTCAACTCCTAAACCAGGTTAGGCAATAATGGTAGGGCCACCGATCTTGTTCTCAACTGCAGCAGCGCTGGCGGCTACGGTCATGATACCGATCCAATCGGGATACATGACGTAGGGAAGGCCGCAGTTACCAATCTGGACAGAGCGCCCAGGAGCCTGAGGAGGCGTGGTGTCGGGGCCGGAACGGCTCCAGAGACCAGGCTTACCATCTGGGGCTTCGCCAGGAGCAAATACGGTACGGCCAATGCTGAGGCCGGACTGCATCTGGTGATTCTTGGCCACAACAGCAATCTTGTGCTGGGGCCAAATCTTGTGGCGACCGACTGAACCGCTGAGGGCGCCACCGGTGCCGGTGATGAGGCCGTCATCAACGATCATGTCGAAGGTGAGAACTTCAAGACCAGCAATGGCCTTGATTTCGCCGTTCTCCCAGGTGACGTGGCCGGTGACGTTGCCAGCACCGCTGCCTTCGAGATAGGCGCGAATCTTGGGATGGCTCTCGAGCATGGCCTTAAGGTCAGAGGTCATGATGATGCTGGTAGGAGGGGTCTTGGCAAGGTTCATCATGCGGCGACGCATCTTGATGATGTCAACAATGGGGTTGGCATCGTCATCGGTCCAAACCTTGGAGCCATCGCCAGCCTGGAAACCGGCGGTTGCACCAACGGTAACAAGGTTCTGGGCAGGAATGCCAGTGTTAACGTTGATCTTCATACCAGTACGGGGATCGGTGTAGTTGATACCACCGAGAAGGCACTGGGCGCGAAGCATGGTCCAGAGCATGTTCTGACGAGCAACAAGCTGCTGCATGCGGTCGGCCACGATACGCATACCGTTGGCTTCGTTCATGCTACCGGGCTCACGCAGGTTGTTGATGACATCCTGAGGGAGGAAGTCTGACTCACGGATGTACACCGGGTAGACAGACATGCGCTCGACGCGGGTCGAGGGCTGGAGGGCGTCTGGACGACCGGGCTCAACAATAGGTGCAAACCCGAGATCCATGGTAACGCGCTCAATTACGATGGTGCGATCCAACGTGTACTGAGCAGGGAAAAACTGGGCAAGAGGATCACCAGAAAACTGCTCGAACTTCTTTGCGAGCATGGTTAACTGGGTACCACCCAGGGCTAGAATATCGACTGAGCCTGCCTGAGACCAGTCATTAGCAAAAGGCGCTGGCATACGGTTACTCTCCTTTTACTGGGCTCAGCCTACTGGCCCATGCGCTCCTTAAGAATGGTTTCGTAAGCAAACGAGTTGTCTGCTACGTCACCGCTGCTCAAAACCTGCTTGTTGCCGACCTGAGCAAAGTTGACACGATTTTCGGCGGGAAGCTTGGCAAGCAGGTCGAGTACGACATCTGCAAGAGCGGCTTCGTTACCGTTCATCGAGAGCTTCTGGTTCACACCAGCAGTCTTGATGGCTGCAAGGGCTTCGTCCACAAGAACAGGGGGCACGCCCTCTGCCTTGAGTGCTTCAGCCTTCTGACTAAGCTTGAGTTCAGCAGCTTCCGTAGCTGAAACAGCAACCTCAGCAGCCATGTTTGAAAGCTGCTCGGTGGCTGAATCAAGCTTGACGCGGGTCTCGTCAAGCTTTGACTGAAGACCTGCCTTCTCCGCTTCAAGTGCGGAGACCGTCTGACTGAACTTTTGCTCAAGCTCGGCCATGCGAGCCAGGAGCTGTTCATTCATTTCTGGCATCGATGTACCCTCCTCTTGGGTCTTTACTGCCGAGGGGGTCTCCACCCCTGCAGCATGGGAACTCAGCTGTTCGGAAGAAGCAGCTGAAAGGGCTTGAGAGCCCTGACTTAAAAAAGCAACATGAGCAACAGAACCTGCGGGTTGAAGCGGGGGCATTGCTCGGAACTGACGGGTTTCTCCACCATTTTCATTGGACATGGCCATCTGAACCTGGTTAGCAGAAAGATTGCCAAGGTCTTCGCCCTTGACACGCTGACCGTTCTTGTAAAGTGCGCTAGGTGCAGCAGCACTTGCGGTATACTTGCCCTCTGACTTGCAGCCACATTCGCTCATGGGCTTTTCGCAGTCTGGGCACATGGCATCAGAAGCCATCTTCTCTTCTGCCATGCCGGCTTTTGCAGACATCTTCTCCATGTCGGCTTTTGAAGACATCTCTTCCTCTTCAGGCATATCTGCCTTCATGGCGTAAGCTTCTTCTTTCTTCATTGGTACTCCGTTGTTGTAAACCATACTCTTTGACATAGGGGAGGCAGTCAGCTGCTGCTCTTGCTCCTCCTTGGCAATCGAGAAGAAATTTAGAAGCTTATCAATTCCTGTTGAAAGCTTCTGGAGAACTGATGTAGTTTCTTCCTGAGACATGTCATGCTCCCTTTGATTTAAGACAAAGAAATGAATATCCTCAGGATTCTCACTTAGTACTTGATTCTGAGGAAGCCCCGGAACAAAAGGCGCATTGGTCAAAGCAACAGCGGTCAACAAAGTACCAATGTTGCCTCGACCAATTTGCTTGGAGTGTGCATTGCGGGTAAGCTCTGCACTGGAATAACGATACTTGCCTTCTCTGATTTCTTTTACAACTGTGGGATCAACTGCTTCGAACTGCCCGTAAAGAACATCCCCCTGCTGGACAACGTTCTTTAAAAAAGCAGTGGCAGGTTCGCCATCAGTAGCACCAGGATAACGAGAGTGGCCATATCTAAGATAGGGCTCAAATCCAGCTTCATTATTTGAAAAATTTCTTTTGATCTCATTAAAGTCATCTTGGGTAAAAACAACGTACTTGTACACTGGGTGCTCCCAGGCACCCAGCTTTGCTATTGGAATTTGTAGTGTATTCGCTAATGTAATATTATACGAGTCCACTATCACTCACAACTTTCAGTAAACAAGACCTTTAACTTTCAACACTTAATATAACTCTAGCAGATAAAATAGTATTTGTAAAAATAATAAAATAAAAAACTTTAATTACAGCTACTAAAATTTTATGCTGTAAGCATAAACCTTGCAAGCTCTACTAACCCTTATTGAGCATCTTATTATAAATTCTAGCAATAAATTGACTAAGTGGAAACTTTTGTTTGAAATCTGTGGGCTCTTGTTCTGAAACAACAGAGTCTTCAAACTGGATGTGAGGAACAACAGACTCCTCGGGCTGTACCAATTCTTTGATTCTTTGCTTCTCGATTTTACCTGCTGCTATAAGCTGCCTAGAAAGCTCTTTTTCAAGCTCATTGAGAAGCTTGGCACTGATTGCCTTGGCTTCCTTTCTGTTGCTTGCAGCGGCAAATACACCGTTTGCAATGATAGAGGCAACAGACTTCAAGTTAGGATTATCTTCACTAAGCTCTGAAAGTTGACTGCTGAGGTTCTGAAGAACAGCAGGAGCAGACTGACTGATGACAGGATTTGAGCTTGATCTTGCTTGAACCTGTAAAATATCAATCTGCCGTTTCAAGGGTCTTGCCACAAAGCCAATAAAAAAAGAGACCAGCACAGTTGCGGTGAGTTCTACAGGATCAATTCCGAGTGCTTTAAAAACACCAAGAATAAGCGGTAAAGCGTGATCCAAACTCATTTCATTCCTCTACTTTTCACCCAGCTTGGGGATTTGAACACCTACTCCTGGAGCAATATGTAGCTGCTGGGTTTGCTTCGTTGTATTTACCCATACCTGCTGAACAGAAAGTTCTACAAGAGTGAGCAGCAGAGCTTGAAGCAAACCAAATGTGACAAGATGTTTCCAGTTCAGATTAAACTGCCTCTTCTCGTTGAAAAAAGACTTGGCAACCTGAATAACATCGTGGTTATCTGTATTACTTTTCTTAAGCTCTTCCAGTTCTTTCTTGATGACGTGTAGCTCATTTTCATGGACAATAGCCCAGGTCTTTAAACCACCTCTTCCGTCACCGTTTCCGTTTATCGTCTTTAAAAGATAATCAAGCGCATTTTTCATGTCGTCTTGGCGATCTTCAAGATTTTCAGTCAATTGAAGAACACGCTCAAGCTGCCTGCCGTGTTCTATCGCCATCTGGAGAAGAGCATTGTACGGGGGGCTATCCATTTAACCCTCTCCTTCTAGACCTAAATCCTCTGAAAGTATAGGCCCTTCGATCTTGACCTTCTTTGATCGCTTTCTGCGGGTTCTAGGTAACATCTCGTTGATCTTTTTTGATAGCACTTCAAGCTGAGACTCAGCGTGCTTTAAAAGCTCTTCTACCTCTTCAGGAGATAGGTTTTTCTCAGGAGCCATTTACCCTCCTCCAAGGCTAGGAGTGATGTTTACCTTCATCTCAGATATGGTCTGTGTTCTTCCGTCGGAAAGAACCAACTCAAGCTCTGCATCCAAATTCAGCTCTGAAAAGTCTGTGTCTCCAGGAAGCCAGTGAAAATCACATCTTCCCTCTGCAGGAGAGCCAATAACTGTACAAGCTCTTCTAATAAGAACTTCTCCGGTACTTTTTCTACCGAGAACAAAATTTAAAACTTTATTAGTCAAATCAAAAGTTATTCCGTTTGCTCTAAGGCTAAACCGAATACTCGGAAGTGTTCTGTATTGTTTAATTTCAATGACTACCATAGTTAGTCATCCTCATAAATAAAATCTACGCTTATCTCAAAAACGTCTTTTGTTACAGCAACTTCTATAGGAGCAAGAATTTCAAATCTACCTGCAATATTTTTGTTTATCCATATTCCCTTGGTAAACAAAGCAAGGAGATCAACCGCCATATCGTTCAATCTCCCCAAAAGCATTGGAGTAAACGTTTATTGAGTATTGTTCGTTAAGATTAGCAGGAGACCAGTCAGAAGCAGAATCTTTTTTGACCGCCACATTAATTACCGTTGGATTAGTGGGGTCATTTGCTACTTTTCGTATATTTTTTTCTTTTAGTCCTTGGACTTCTTGCGTTACAAACTCTAAATCTTCTAAAACAGGACTAAGATCAACAGGCGGAGCATCAAGAGTAGTGTCCACGTAGCTGTGAGTTGTTCTCAAGTTAGCCGATCCGGTGTCCCAGAGAACAATAAAAATACTGTTATCAGGAAGAGTTAGCTCAACACCATAGACACCGTTGCCGAGCTCTACAACGCCTTGAGTGGATCTTGCCTGGTACTGTGAACCAGTTTTGGTTTTAATCGTATATCCTACGGTTGTGAGCCCCGTCTGGGATTGGCCGAAGGATGCACTCAGGAACAAGATGGCCATTCATTTCTTCTCCTGATGAAACTTTTTTTATCATATAATAAATTTCTAAATTAATAAATGTTTTTTACAAAATCAGATTTACGAAAATCGTGTGGCATCATCTGATAATTCTTAATTTCGGGAAGAAGGACAACACCTGCTTCTCTGAAAACCAAATTAATCAAATGACTGAAAATCATCTTATTATCAAATTCTAACCCATGTCTGGGAATTTTGTTATTGAATTTTATAAGTGCAGCTACAGATTCAAAATAATTATAACCAAGATCAATGTACATTCTTAGTAAGTCAAGCGCTTCTAACTTGACATCAAAGTGATCTACTTCAACTCTCCAGACTTGATAAACATCCGGATTAAACATTTCTCCGGGTGCTAGAAATAAAACTTCTTTTATAGACTCTAGCTGTACTTCATAAGTAAAAATACAACCATCTGCTCTGACACGTGAAACTATTTTGATATCTGGTACGCTGTGTCCTGTTAAAAAATTAAAAATCTTTTCTCTGTAGTTATGCTTTACTTTTATAAGAATATCACCAGGTTCGAACCCATATTTATTTGTAACTGGTTTCAATCCCATGATTTCATCCTACATAAGAAAGGGTGGGCAGGTTGCCCTGCCCACCCCGGTTACGACCTAGCTAGAGCTTAGCCCTGGAAAGGGGTGACCCAAACCATGATCTTCATGCCTTCAACGAGGTCATCCTTGTTGAGGCCGATAGTGGTGCTGGTGAGCTCAGTGTAGAAGCGACCATCAGCAGCGGGGGCGTCTTCGGCAATACCGTCAACGAATACGAGGAGAGCATCGCTGCCCATGACGTACTCAGGAACGGTCATGACGTAGTCAACACCAGCAGCAATGTCAACGGAGCCGATCTCGTGACGGGCTTTGTGCATTCTCATGGCATTGCGAGCGTTGGTCTCGGCAATTACCTTCTGATTGAGAGCGTCAAGAGCCATCTCGACAGTGTCACCAGCCTGGAGGGCGAGGTCAGAAGCGAGAGCATCAGAGATGCCAACCTGGGCAGCGCCCTGGTTGCTGGCGAGAAGAGCAACAAAGTCATCGTGGTCGGTGCGGAGATCATCGTGGTCAACACGGATTCCGTGAGCAGCAGCGTCGAGGGCGCTGAGGGCGCCAACGATGCTTGTAATGCCAGCGGCATCCATGTAGTTGCTGCCAGAGAAGGCAGCGTAGGTGCCATCAGCATTGAGGCCGATAGCGGCTTCGATAGCATCAACTTCATCCTGGAGATCGTTGGACTGAGCAGCGATCATGCCAGCAAGAGCATCGAGGGCAGCAGCGACGTCGAGAGGATTCTCAGCGCCCCAGCCAGCGTTGTTCTTGGCGAAGTCAATCTGTGAAGCAGCGTTAGCAGCGGCGTTGGTGATCTTGGCGTTGAGGCCAAGGGTTACATCGCCGGTGATGTCAGCATCATCGGCAGTAAGCTTGCCGGTGACGCCGAGGGTACCTACGATAGAGACGTTGCCACTGAAAGCACCGTCAACGGCACCGAGGTTGCCGGAGAGGGTGGCGTCGACAGCGGCGATGTCGCCGGTGAAGGTGCCGTTGACGGCATCAAGGTCACCAGAGAGAACGGCGTTGACAGCAGCAAGGTCACCGCTGAGGGTGGCATTGACAGCGCCAAGGTTGCCTGAGAGGACAGCGTTTACAGCAGCAAGATCGCCGCTGAAGTTACCATCGACAGCGCCAAGGTTGCCAGAAAGAGCAGCGTTGACAGCGTCGATGTCGCCAGAGAAAGAACCGTTAACAGCAGCGAGGTCGCCAGAAAGGTTGGCGTCAACAGCTGCAAGGTTACCGGAGAGGTCGGCGTTAACAGCGTCAAGGTCACCAGAAAGAACAGCATTTACGGCTTCGAGGTCACCGGTAAGGGTGGCATCGACAGCAAAGATGTTCTTGAACTGAGCGTCAACAAGGCTGGCGCCAAGGACGTCACCAGCGAGGAAAGAAGCAATGAACTTGTCGTTGACTTCGTCCCAGACGAAACCAGCGGCTTCGCGAGCCTGAGCGCCATCCATGCCACGGTGAATAGAAAGACCGGTAAGCCCAACAGGATAGAGAGCGCTGTCACTGACGTTGAGCTGGATAATAGGATCCTTAACCGTAACAGTCTCAGACTCAACAGTGGTAGTAGAACCCTTAACAATGAGGTTACCGTCAATGGTGACGTTGGCGTCGAACTGAGCAGCGCCAACTACATGAACGGTGGAGCTCATGGTCATGGCATCAGAGAAAGTACGAGCACCAGCAATGGTGGACTTGAGGTCAAGACCATCAGCGCCAACCTGAAGAGCATCAGCGCTATCGAGCTTGATACCGAGTGAGTTGCTGAGGATCTCGATGCCCTTGTCGGCAGCGAGGTTGAGACGCATAGCGCGGGTAGTCTGATCGAGAACGATGGCGCCGTCAGCAGCGACGACATCAGCGTTGAAAAGAGAAGCCGTCACGCTTGTAGCGCGAAGTGACTTAT